AAAGAAGGATATACTATAAACTATAGAGCACATGATCCTAGAGTACTAGTTAAGTCTGAAGGAGTTGAGAGACCTGCTGGTTTCTTAGGGTTTGGTAAAGCAAAAATATCTAAGCACGAACAGTATTATATTGCACCATCACAGAGTGTGAGTAGTGGCATGAGTCCTGAGATGATTGCATGTATTAAGAAAAAAGGTGGTGGTGAGCAGACAGGTAGATTAGTAGGTGGTGGACTGGGAACTGCTGCTGTTACTAGCACTGGAATAGGTTCTATTCCTATAGTAGGATGGGTACTTGCTGGTGCTGCTACTATGGTTGGAATGGATCAAGGAGCAGAGATTGGTGGTCAAATGGCAGCTGATCTTGCAAAGGAATGTAAAGATGAAGAGAACATTAATTGATTAAATAACTTTATGAAAGATTATTTCTTACATTGTTTAATCAACAACTGGGATAATAAGGCTCAAGCCAAAAACAATCCCACAGAATATTCTCATGTCCATTATGATTGGGATGTTGAGGATGATGTTATAAAATCTAGACAATGGTATGATTATAATGGCGAAGTGTATAGGGAAAGAACTCATTCTATAGATGTTAAGAAAGATAGTATATTATTGAATATCGATCAGAGTGGAATAGTTGTTGAGTTTAAACCTGCACAACATCATATTGGATATATTGGAAAGACACCAGAGGATACATTTACTAAGAATGGTGTTAAGGTACATACTACAATTACTTTAGATCCTTATACTTTTACTTCAGCAGATCAGGGTATATGCCCAGAAGGTGAAGTTGTATGGGGTAATACACCAGGTCCATTTGTTTTTAAACCTACAGAATAATGAGTGTAATCATTTATCAAGATCATATAGAACTTCTTGAGGAGGAAAATCTCATTCTTAAACAAGAAGTAATGTTTCTTAGAAAACAGTTAGAATATAAATCTTTAGGTAATCTAGACACTACGGAGGATGAAGATGTGGAATTTTAATCCAAAATCTGCTTTCGATAAAGCAGTCGAATGGGATAAGAAACTTATTAAGAAGTTTCAGGACAAGTTTAACTTGACAGACTATCAAGTAGTTTGTATTTCATTTGCTAAAGGAGTTATTATAGGTGCAATACTTTTGTGATTGACACATCACCAAGTTCGATTAGAGTATTCTTTATAATAGTTTTATCAATAGCTTGGTTAATTATTTTTAATATACCAACAGAGGAATAATGGAATTAACTGATGGTAATGTAATCAATGTACTCAGTGAGTTACTACCTTACATTGAAGCAGATGGAGGGTGGTTGGAGTTTGTTGAGATAGATTATATGGAAGAAGGTGCATTCGTTAAGGTCAGATTAGGTGGTGCATGTGAGACATGTGCTATGAGTCAGATAACTTTGAAGCAAGGTATAGAAAAAAAATTGATGTCGGAGTTTGATGAATTACAAGGAGTTATTCAAGTTCTCTAACATAGTCAGGAAGTCCACACTGAACTAAGCACAATTACTCAATCTATGCTATAAATAATTTGTAGTATGGGATTGAAATAATCATGCCCCTAACGCAACAAAAGCATTACATAGTCGGATATCACGACTTACAAAAAAATCATTATGAGATATGTGAGTATGCAATGGATGCATACGAAGCAATTCAACATAGTAAAGAGGATGTTCCTACATTAAAGGATCATCCTCATTTTATTGACTACTGTACAAAAGAGTTGCCTGAGATTGATAGGATCACTCATTTAATGGCAGCTGGTATTCCATTAGGACACTAATTATGAAACACGAAATAATGTGGTGGATGAGTAGATTAACTATTATGCTCACTTCACTCTTTTTATCATTCTCACTAGCACAATCTGCATATGCTACTGAGATACAAATGGGTTACAATGGCAATCTAGTCTTTGAACCAAATGAAGTTACGGTTGATGCTGGTGAGACAGTAACCTTTGTTAATAACGCATTACCCCCTCATAACATCATTGTAGATGGTAGAGCAGATCTATCAAGAGAATCATTGATGTTTAGTCCTGGTGAAACACAAGAGATTGTGTTTGCTGATGTAGGTGATTTTAATTTCAAGTGTGCTCCTCATGAGGGTGCTGGTATGAAGGGTGTTATTCATGTTAAATAATAATACTAATAAGGATACTTTATGCTATCAACACAATATCGTTTGAGACTAGCAGCTATATGTAAGGACATAGGTGCTGGAGTTGAAGTTAGTCTAGAAGATATGATCTGGGCTGAAAAATTGGCGAAAGCAAATACTGCTGCTAGAGGTATGTTAAATACAGCGAGAAGAATAAGTACTGATCCTACCGATTCTTTTCTGAATAGCTTGAACTTAGGAGACCCCGATTCAAGCAATCATCGTAGGGGTTTTGGAGATCCACAAGATGTTGTGGATTGGTTTCATCACGAGAGGTCTGATGACTGGAGACAAAGAGATTAAAGGTTACACAAAAGAAATGGTCAAGGAGATCTTAGGATCCTCTTGGCCTACTATGCCTGAAGATCATGAGACTGGTAATCAGTTAAGAAGAAGAAAAGGACAAGAGATGAGAGCAGGGTTGAGACCTTATCCAACATATCCTGCAAAGAAGGTAGGTCCAAACTTTGATAAGGATGGAAAATACATTTATCCTGAAGGTAGTGGGTTTAATTATATGGAAAAAATAGATCCTAATTCTCCTTGGAATTGTACAGGTGGTAAAGTATCATGAGTGAAGTAGTATGGTCTATTAATATAATGCTTGGAATTCTTCTCGTTGGAGTAGGAGTTGCAATTTACTACATATTCATGTATGATACATGGTATCCTAATGAGCAAGAAAACATTGCAGGATCTGAAAGTGGACGCACACATAGCAGTGTTGCACACGAAAGTTGATTCATTAATAGAGAAACAAAAAGAACTCACTGGCAGAGTACGTGCTAATGAGAAGGTAGTTGCTGCTATAGGTCTCTTGGGATCTATAGCACTTGCTTTTATTGGAGCAGGATATTTTGCACCAAAAGCAGAAGCACATATGGGACATTCATTTCCTACTGCAGGTGAATGGATACAGAAAGTAAGAAATCATGAAGCACAAGTAAACCGTATCTCAATAGAAGAGATGCTAAATAATACACTTATGGAGTTCGATTATGGGAGCAATGACCCCACCGAGCAGGAAGAGCTGCTACAACTTTCGAGTAACGGAGATTAACCGTGTTCTTGACGGGGATACTATTGATGTCACCATTGATCTCGGTTTTGATTTATTCAAGAAAGAAAGAGTTAGAGTTGCAGGAGTTGATACACCAGAGAAGAGAACAAGAAACTTGGAAGAGAAGGCACTGGGAATAGATGCCACCAATTGGTTGAAGAAAAAACTTGAAGATACTATTGCAGGTGATGGAGATGAACTTACTGTTAGAACAGAACTTGTGGGTGGCACTGGGAAGTACGGTAGGCTTCTTGGTTGGCTCTATATTAACGAGGATACTGTTTCACTAAATGAGCAGATGATTACTGAAGGGTATGCTCATGCTTACGATGGTGGAACCAAGGATATGAACCTTGAAAAACTACGTGAGATTCGTAGATCATTTGGAACATTAGTAGAGGGTTAAACTCATGGAAACAATTATTAAAGAACTTCCTATACCTAAAGAGGTAATTGAAGTACAAGAAGCATTACCACTTCCACAACCAGAACCAAATGGTTATGGTAAAGATGTTGGTATATTGATTGTCGGTGTTGTAACACTAGCAGTTTTATATAAACTGTGGTTGAAGTTTGGTAAGAAGTAATGGACTTACAAAAGATTACTAGTACAGGAACTGCCGTCGCTGTAATAGGTGGTGGCACTTTTATGGGTGGTAATTATGCTGTTGATCAGGCAACTGGTGGTCCTGAGAAAAGAATTAAAGCAAAACAAACAGAACTTCAACTTATAGTAAGAGAAGAAGTTCGTAGTGCTCTAGCAGATATGCTACCTAAATCAACAGGTGGTGTCGTAAGAAGTACAACACCAGGAAATTATCGTGAAGAAGTCCCAAAATAATACTAAGAGACAAGTCATTGATCTTATAAGGATTGTAATATTATTCCAGTTAGGAATAGTAGGAGCAACTATATTTGGTTGCTTCATGCCTGGCAAACATTGTGATTCTGAGGTAAAACAACATGTTGCTAATATGATGACTGTTATAACTACTTCTACATTCGCTTTATATGCAGCAGAAAAATGAAAAATTTACCAATCCCATTACTCACATTCTTAGCAGCACAAGTAGGTGCAGCAGTTTGGTGGGGTGCTCAAATAGATGCCAAGGTAAGACTTGTAGAAGAGAATAGAAGATATATCCAAGAGGTTGTTATTCCTTCTTATGAGATTAGTGACAACTGGGACAACCCACACTATAATAACTGGTTAAAAGCTGGTGGTTGGAAAGATAAGTAATTATTTTTGTTTCTTTATATCTGCTCCTTTCTTACCAAACTTCAAAGCAGTCAATCCTTTCTTGATTCTATATTCATTTGTTCTTAATTCTGATTGAGTAGGACGGTAAGGAGTCTTACCAAGTGCTTTATTAACTTTACCTAATACCTGTTTAATTGCAGGCTTAAAAACCCTTAGTAGTAAATCTGCTAGGGGTTTTGCTAATAGTGCAGATGCACCAGCCACTGCTGCGATGGATGCAGTTGTTGTTGCAATTTGTGCAGAGGGTAGGTATTGTTCTACTATATTAATATCTTCATACAACTCCACACATATAAGAGTTCCTTGTGGTGTCTTTTGTAATTCATGACCTACTACTTTTTCTTTTTCACTAGGTCCTACTGCACCAATTCGTAAGGATGTTGGACCAGGACAATCTGGATCACCTTCTGCCTTTGGAATACTTGGTGTCTCTGGTGTATCAATATCTGGATCTGGTGGTGGTGCAACAGGAGGTGCTTTGGATTCATATGTCATCTGCAACTGATCTGGTTCATAATTCATTGCAGAATATGCAGGGTAAGAACCATCAGGGCAAAGTGTCATTGCATTTTTAGCATCATTCTTTACCAGATCCTTATCAAATGGAATACCAGTTTTATGTTGTTTATTATCTTTATGTGCTTTTACACAACCAGGTATATCTACAATAGGATTACCAATATTAACTACTACTGGTGGAATCAAGTAATCAACATTTGGTTGTGTCGTCATCCAAGATGGAATATAAACATTAGGAATATTATTACTATAGGTTTCAGCAACTTGGACGTTCTGAACATTCCAAATATTTTGAGTACCTATTTCATTAATTCTAATTCTAGGTATACCCATCAGTCTTTAGTATTTCCAATAGAGAATGTTCCTAGATCTTTTGAAGTTCCATTTGCTTTTACTTCTACTTTTTTAACTTCTTCTTTAGGTGGTTCTACTTGATTAGTACCAAGACTATGCATATGAGGAACTACTACACCAGCAGGTTGCACTAACATAACATCTGCACACACACTATAGTATGGTGATTTTGGATGGAACATTATACCAGATTTTTTAAGTTCACCACAGTTCTTAAGTCTTGCTAATTCAAAATCCAATCTTTTATTAGCAGTCAACTGTACCATTTGATTGATACTTGCCTGTGCTGCTTCCTTACATTGTTGCTGTAGTTTCTTATCTAATGGACGTGACCATGTAGCAGAGAGACCTAATGATACGTTATAACTATCTGATTGATTAGTTCTTGTGGGCATGTAATATAAAATATTTCCTGGATTGTCTATCTGTCCATCGTCATCAGCATCATGAACGTCATAGACTGGATCATCATAGTAAGCCTCGTATGGTCGCTTAAATGCCATACCTCCTGTAACATAGGGAGTTACGTTCATAGTCGCACCTTGGCATTGTATACCACTACCATAAGTATTCGTTATGTATGGACCTTGTAAAACTTGTATAGCTTGATTGGTTACTGAGCCTGAAGAGTTGGCGATTGGATTAGCAGTAGCACTAACACCACCAACGTCTGCTGCTAATGCAACGTTTGGTGTTAGTAGACTACCTATAGTTGCTATTGTGTAAAGGTACTTGTTGTATCTGTTACTGAATTTATAGTTGTCGTTCTTTGTATTACTGTGTGATTTGAGAGTCCTGGTCCTTGATAACTTTCCGTGAATTGGAAGGCTG